CACTTCTGTTTCAGTAGGGGTGAAGGGTTGGGATTGGGAAAAGTCCCTTGAGATTCTTGCGACTGCTGCTGGGTTCTTGAAGTACATCTTGGGTGCCCACTTCATCAATGCTTCCTGTACTGGCACTCCACGCTTTCTGTCCGCATCGAATCCAAGCACTCCCTCCAACTGCATTGCCCGTTCAATCCCACGAGCAGCCTGAACTGAAGTCGCTTGCTGTTGTGCATTGATCTGAGCCTTCAATTCATCCCGATCCCTGCGTCTCTGAGCTTCTTCATCGGCTTGTGCAATCCACCACGGCAACGGTTGTGGGGCTGCCTGAGAGCGTTGAAGCTGATCGTTTACCCTTATGAACCCCTCTGGGATTGAAGGATCAGCGCCCGGTCCACGAATGATCAGGGAGTTGGGATTGTAAACCGTGTCTCCAGTTTCAGTAGCCATAATAATCAATCACATCATCGTAATTCTCGAACCCACCATCATCGTATCCGTAATCAAATGTTGATGGTTCCTGAGCAGTTCCCTGCCCAACAATCACAGGACCAAAATCACCACTGGGGTTGGCGCTGAAGTTGGACCCACTGCTGAATCCCCCACCACTGAATCCTCCCCCGCCACTGCTTCCACCACCACCACTGTTCAGTCCAAGAGATGCCCGGTAGTTGGCCCCTGACTGTTCCAGTGCTGCCAAGTTGGCCTGCTGTGCTAATCGCTCCCGTTCCAGTCCCTGACCCGCAGTAAACTGCGATTGATTCTGTCCCAGTCTGGCTTGTTCAATCCCAAGCTGTTGAGCTAGTTCGTTTCCAGCCTGAGCCAAACCAGCCCGTGTTGTTCCAGCCTGCAATGCCAGCGACTGGGCCTGTGCTGGGTTGATGAACTGATTCCCAAGGATTCCTTCTGCCCCTTTGATCCGATCCAGACTGGTCAGTCCTAGATTACGCAACCCACGGTACGCCTGAAACTGGCTTCCTCCCAATCCAGAAGCCACACCGTACTCTGCTGCCTGCTGGCGAAGAAGGTTCTGCACATCCTCTGGCAGTTCTCCCCGCAGTGCGCCCCCAAGGCTGGCAGCAGTTTGTTTAAGCAATGCTGGCGGTAATCCTCCAGCGTTTGGACCAGTGTTGATCTGAGGGATGAAGCTTAAGGGATTGCTACCGGCACCCACATTGATCCCTGGAATTGGGGCCATGACTCCTGTAGCAGCAGGGAATGGGGCTACTGATGCCATGGTTGGGAAAGCTGGAATCAGTGGTTGGAATGGGTTGTAGGCACTCCCACCAGAAGTGCGGGTTGATGAACTGTTTCGTCCGTTTGCCATAAAATCAAATCATCTGTAAAGCAGCCCGTTCCAATGTGTCGTACCCAAAGGGTGCAAATCCAATCGCTGGCTGCTGTTTCCCAAGGTAGTGAATCAATTCCTGATTCAAGAGCCTGATCGCTTTCTTGTGCTTGAACTCAGACATTTGCATCGCAGAATCCGTATCCATTTCAGAATACCTGACTGACAGGCATTCCTCCTTGAGTGCAGGAATGTTACCGATCAACAGGTAATCCGTATCCACAGCTACTGGAATCATCTCCAGTTTGGCCAAGGCAGCAACCTGAATTGGAGTAGTCATATCCAGATTGCATTCACAGCATCGCTTGGGAAGGTTATGAAGGAAGTAACGACGATACGAAGCAGTCGTTTCACCCGGAGCAAGCACTGCAATCAATGTCTGTGCCCCCGTATCAATACTGACTTCAAACACCTGCACTGGCCCGTAGGTAATGTCCTTGCTGATGGCTGTCAGTTGGCCAATAGGAACCATGTACTCAACGAATGGTTGCACTGCATCCAGGTTGAGGAAGAACCCATTGACCTGAACCCCGTTATCAATCGTGTAGATGGGAAGCCCACTTGAGTTTGTCCCACTGAAGAAGACTCGCTTCGTGTTGTCTGCGGGATTTGTCATGTACACACGAACCATTGATCCAGGAGTGATGTCCTTGAATGTGGGGAATTCACCCCGATCGTACACCCCCACTGGGCATCGCGTGCTCCTGTTGGGTTCTGGTACATGTCGTTGTTCCCCAACCCCGAACTGAAGGAATTCATAAAACTGGTTCTGGATGGGGACAGGAGTACGGCAGACATCCACGTCAATCAGTCTGGCAACCTCTCGTGGGACGGTAATGAATGGATCATCCTGACTGACTGTGAATGCCATTCGTGCCCACGTTCCCCACCAACCCGCCTCACCCGCAGCCTGCAACAGTCTGGTCTGCGCTTCGTTCACGTACGACGCCAGCGTGGGCCTGTCGGCAGAATCAATTCCGATGGCTGCTGGAAGGCGACTCCTGCGAACGGCTGCGAAGTTGGTTCTCATTTACGTTCTTTCCCAACGAAGAATTCACTGGCCAGTACGTTGCGGGGAACACTGCCCAACTGTTGCACGATGGCTGCACGCTTGGCTGCCTCCCGCTCCGCTTCCTCGAAATCATCCACAGCTACAGCGGGTGCAGCAGTCAGTTGCTGGGCAGTTTGTTGCATGACTGGCACATTAACCATGGGTTCCCGTGCCTGAACAGGCATGGCTCGTGGCTGTTCAATCCACCATGGGGCAGGCTTGGGGCTGAACCGATCTGGGATGGACTTCACGGCAGTCTTGAATCGTTCCCATGCTGAAGGCTGGGCTTTTGGTGCCCCCACCATGATCATGGAACCATCTGGCATTTTAACGAAGTCTGGCATAATTTAGAATGCTTCTAGTGTGCAGCATTTTACCTGCTGATCAACACAGGCTGGATTCTCTGGATCAATTAGATATACCCCCTCTGCTGTCTCTCCTGTGGATTTGTAGCCAATCCAAACGATTCTAGCTACAAAAGCAGAAACTTCACATACAATGGCCAATTGCCAAATTGGGGTAAAGTCGGCGCGATAGCCTAATGTAATTCGTATTCTCTGCTGGTTGGTGCGTTTGTTTTTGAACTTAAACATTCCAGCAGCAGTGTCTGGAGATGCTCTATATACCAAGTTAAATGGAGTATAAATATCTTTTATGAAAGACCCGTCCCATTCTGATCCAATAAGCCTATCTGCACATGCTGTGCAAATATTAAGGCGAGACTTGAAATTATCAAAATCAACCACTCTTAAATTGTCAGGTTGAGCAGCAAGATTGTAATGAATTATCTCAACTTCTGGCCTGCTTCCATTGCATGAAGCAAGAGAGAAACCACCATTTACTGGCCATGCCGGGCCAACTGTTTTAATTTCTCCACCAGCATCATTGGTTGTTTCTACGATTCCAGAACTACGAATGTCTGCTCCCCCAATTGAATTCTCTGCATCAACGCATGAGCCATAATTTGAAAAATCAAAAGGAACAGTAAGAACATCAGTATCTGGTGAGCTTCCAATCTCCATCCTAACAGCCCACGCATCTGCATGAAATGTGGTTGGTGGGCTTAATGGTGTTGTTTGTTCCCTTCCGCCCCCTCTGTATATTGCTTCGTACCATCCAGCAGGCCGGCCTCCAAGATTATCCACATTCTCACCAAATCCAGGATCGTGAGTGTTGCCAGTTTCAATTACCTGAAACGTTCCCAACGAAACTGGGGTTGTGTATGAATAATAAGCTTGTCCAGGAACAAAATCTGGAGCAGGAACACCAGTACTTGGGACACATACAATCAACTCAAATATTGGAGATAATACAGGAGGACAATTGGGAACTATGATTACCAACTGGTAAATCCCTGTATCTCCTGCAATTACCGGAGAGATTGCCAAACTTGGGTTCTCCGTTTGAGTCAGTGGGAATCCATCCTTAAGCCACAGGAATGTTGGATTCGTCATCCCAGTAAAATCGAATGTCACACCAAATGCAACGCTCTCACCCTCATTCGCATATTGATAACCAGATGGTGGCATTACGCTCGTGATTGTGACATCGCACACCGGGGGTTCAGGAGGAACATTTGAACACATCCTGTTAACCAGTGCCCGATAATCACAGACACTCTGGGCAAGCGCATCCGCCTCCTGCTGCGTCAGTCCGTAAAACGTATTGGGTGGTACTGTGAAGCTGGATACGCTTCCATCTGCACATGGAGAAGTGCAGGATACGGCTGCGTTCCCGAAGATGTTTGAACGCGGGATTGAAGTCGGATCATCAGACAACAAAGTCAGTGGGGGCTGAACAGGGGTCCAAGTACAGAGTTGTGCATTACGCAATGCACAGTCTTCTGCATCCAGTTGAGAGACTTGAGAGAAACATGTGCCCAAGCATGACAGCCTTTCGTACCACGTATCATTCTCATTCAGGCTGGGGTTGTTGGGGAAGTATCTGCGTGCAAAGAACAGGTTGGGATCAGGCCGTTCAGCAGATGTGTTGATAAACGGATTATCCGAACACTCGCAGTCAATGAATTCGTTGCAGGGTCGAATTGTCATGGGACAACCGTTTCTGTTACGATCCCCTCGAATGGTCGTTTGTCTCGTGGCTGCGCATGAACCAGTATGCCTCTGATTCGGCAGTAGCCCTTGATAAAGATACGCATTTGGAACTGGTACCCAATGTTGATGGGGCGATTGTTCCCATGGCCAGCATGGGTGGGCGGATTGGGCAGTGTCATCGTTGCCCGATACCCAGGGCAGAACGTGTCTTCAGGGTAGCAGACTGGATTAGTCGCCAGTTCGCAGGAAGTACGAGCACTGCATTCCTCCCACTCAAACCAGTCGTACCAGCATGGGTCTTGATCCACCCTGAACTGAACCTTGAATTCCACCTTGCCAATCAACCGATCAATCCAGATTTCAGCCGAATCCAGTTTCTTCAGGCTGAACTGTGTGCCCCATGTGTAGGCAGGGGTTTCGATGTACCACTGAATGCGCCTGTCATCTTCGTCGAATGGGTCCTGCTGCGTCAGTTCCCACAGTTCAATGTCCCCAAGGGTTAATGGGTTCTGAGAAACGATGGCTGCGAAGGCCCTTTCCAGTCCACCAAAGTCAGCAGACCACATTTGAAGAATCTGCAACCCCTCAGACATCCCCTCCCATACAGGGGAAAGCTTGCTTCCTAAATTGCTGATCAGGTCGAAGTCCAGCGCAACTATCCCTTGGTGAATCACCCCCGCATCAGTCTGCTTTGGGAGAACAGACTGAAGCATCCGGTTGTCGAAGTTTATTCCTGTTCCGAATCTTGAAAGCGAACGATCATTGAATTGCAGGACCCTATTTAACTCACGGCTGATTGCAGATTGTCCCCACTGCTGGTAGTCACGAATTGCAATCAAGAGGGACCTGACTCCATCAATCGACTGGTAAAACAAATCTCCATTGACAGGAGCAACTGAACGATCAGACGTTACCCCGAACTGCCTTTGCACAATACGCTGTAATGGTTCAGCCAAAGTTGCCCACGCTGCTCTGGTGGGAGGAACATTAAGGGTATAGATAGCCCTACGAGTGGAGATGTACAGTTGTCCCTCCCCAAGCTGGGTGTCCATGTTGGCTGTGTGATCCAGTGAACGAATGTTCCCAGCAACCGTTGGGACAATGAAATTCCCACCCCCAGCCAAGTACGTGTTCTCAGAAGAATGAAGAATCGCATCCCTGAACTGGTAGGCAGCAGTACCTGAAGGACCGAACACAATATCCCCCGCCATATACTCCCGTCCAAACGCAACCCACATGCGTCCCATGAAATAATCCATGGGCTGACCGATGGGTAGGTAGGGGGCAGCCCCACCCATTGCACTGATCAACCGTTGCTGAACTCCATCCCATACGCGAGGTTCAGACACCCCATCCTGAGTGATTAGGAATTGTTCCCCCTGCCTGATCCAGTGCTGGACTTCATTCGCTGGCATTGCTGGGCCAGTCACATCGACAACGCTGTTGTCTGTATCCACCCTGATCTGGTAGGTTCGCCCCGAAATGTCCACCATCAGGTATGGGAACGCGAAATCAGGCTCGTAAATCTGCCCCCCTTGAAACAATCCAGGGGCACTCTTGATCTTGGTTAATCGCTTCCACCCAGCCCTTGGGGAGATACCACCACCACGCATGGTCGCGTTGGTTGCCCATGATAATTCATTGCGAGCAAGCCCCTGTGGATTAGACTGAGAAGCAATCGTTGGGATGCGCCCGCTGTCAATTCCACCCTCAAACGTGGTAGACCCGTCTGTGACACGGGTTCCGTTGGTGGCTTGGGCCATAATCAGTAAAATTTACCGTTAACGGAACACAGACTACCCCCGGCATGAGCGAAAATCCAGCGAATCCGAACGATCCAACGAAGCCACGGCCCGCAGGCCCCAAACGCAGGCCGAACGACAAGAAGGAACTGTATGGATTGAGATTCCCTGGGTTGATGGACCCAATCGCCATTGAGATGTGGATGATTCAGAAAGGGGGCCAGTGGAAGGGGAAGCAGGGGCAGACGTTGGGGATGGGGAATTTCTACCACTACCGCAGGCTCCAGCAACTGCTCTGGCCAAAGGACGTTCACCACAGGTGGAGCGATTTGATGCTGGAAGAGATTCTGAAGAACACAATCACGGCTATTATGGGACCGAAGGATTGCATTGCTGGACACACGAGAATTCCAGACCCAATTACGGGTGAGAATCCAACAGTCGAAGAGTTGTGCAATGCCGGAATCCGGCCAACCGTAATGACGCTGGGTGGGCCAGTAAAGGCCAGTGTCCCGTGGTTGAAGGGGGAAGACGATCTTTACGAAATCACCTGCACAAATGGAAAGAAGTTCACTGCGACTGCTGGGCACGTTGTTTTAACCGCTCGCGGGTTTGCGCCCGTAAAGTCGCTCTCCCTCGGGCAGCGCCTTTTTTCATACGAGCCAACCCAGCGCGGGTCCACTTTGGAGTTTTCCCATTCAACTCAATGGCAAGATGATGTGCATTCGTCTCAAAAAGCTCAAGATTCTCAATTCGATTATCTCCAGTCTTTTTGTTTTTGTGATGAACAACCTCGGATCGGGTTAGATAACGTCCAAGATGTTTTTCCATCACAAGCCTGTGTTCCCAAACATATCCCAAATGGTTGTGGTTCGGGTGATTTGGAGAGTGAACTAGAATATACCCTTTCTTGTTTGTTATCCGCCCGCCATTCCATCGTGGATTCTTTGAGCCAGCAAAGTCCACTTGGAATTTATGAGGAATGCCTTCACGCCTCAAGAACTCACGAACCCGGCATCCATTCGTTGTCCCAATGGCCTTTTTTATCTCTTCCAAATTGGCCCCATTCTTTAGCATTTTCAGGATCAAATCCTTATTATCACGAGAACGGTTCGGCTTTGGCTTACGAACTCGCACTGATTTCCAATCAACGCCAGCTTTCTCAAGCTGAACCTTTACTGTGCTGTAGCGAATCCCAAATCGTTCAGCGGTCAAGGAAATCAAACGACACTCCAAAAAGAACTTCACAATTTCAGGCCGTTTATTTTGAACCAGTTGGGCATGACGATTCATTGCCACAATTTGCGGTATCAATGACTGTGGTGCAAGAGATAAAACATGTAGGTTTCGGGAGGTTCTACGACCTGACAGTTCCGGGTGAACATCACTATTTTGCCGAAGGGTTCTTGCATCACAATTCTGGCAAAACTCACGTAGCCCTCACTCGTTACGCCCTGACCGATTACTTTTGCTTCCCACAGAATACCCTAATCCTCATTTCCTCTACTGACGTACGTGGTCTTGAATTACGGGTATGGGGGGACATGAAGGACATGTTCAATAAGGCCAAGGACAGGTACCCGTCACTGCCGGGATTCCTGCTTGATAGTAAACATGCAATTTGCACTGACAACCTGATAGAAGATGGAACTCGCGATCTTAGGCGCGGGTGTATTTGCATTCCAACTCTCTCATCTGGAGGCACTTGGCAAGGATTAGGAAAGTACGTTGGAATCAAACAAAAGAGAAGAAGATTATTAGCAGATGAGGTTTCCGTCATGCGCAGCGGGTTCCTTGACGCTCTGGCGAATCTTAACTCTGGCAATCAAGAAGGCAACGAATTTAAGGGTGTATTTGTAGGAAATCCACTGGGCATTGGAGACCCGCTTGATCGTATTGCTGAACCCAAGAACGGGTGGGGAACTGAGGGTGAAATTAAGAAAACATCTGTTTGGGACAACCGTTTCGAGAAGGGGCGAACGATCAACCTCGTTGGCACAGACAGTCCGAATTTTGACTACCCCCCAGACGAGCCAGTCAAGTTTCCTTGGATGATTTCGAGGAAAAGTATCGAGTCCGTATCGAACTTCTACGGCAAGGATTCTCTCCAGTACTGGTCTCAATGCTTGGGGGTACGCAAAGCCGGAATCAACGGACGCCGCGTAATCACACGAAACATCGCCATCAAATTCAGGGCAATGGACGAAGTTGCGTGGAAGGATGATAGGCAGACGAAAATCTACGCAGTGGATGCAGCATACGGAGATGTGGGTGGAGACAGGTGCGTTGGCGGATGGGCTTCATTTGGTCGTGATGCCAATGGGGACCTAATCTTCAACATGAACCCTCATGTGATCATTCCGGTGAAGGCCGGAACAGAGATTCCACCAGAGGACCAGATTGTTGAATTCGTACGCGAAGCCTGCATTGAAGCAGGGATTCCAGCCAATCACGTATTCTATGACGCCACCGGGAGGGGGTCTCTTGGAACCGCATTCTCCCGTGTTTGGTCCCCGTTCGTAAACCCTCTTGAATTCGGCGGCAGGGCAACATCCAGACCCGTTTCATCTGAACTGATTCTCATGGACCCAGACACAAGGCAGATGCGTCCCAAGACCTGTCACGAACACTTCTCAAAATTTGTCACGGAACTGTGGTTCATGGTCAGGTACGCAATCGAGGCCGGTCAGGTCAGGGGGTTGACTGAAGATGTGCTTGAGGATGGGTACACCAGAGAATGGAAAATGGTTTCCAACAACAAGATTGAGATTGAGTCCAAAATAGACACGAAGGAACGAATGGGCCGCTCTCCAGACTTGTTCGACTGGCTGGCTACACTGGTCGAAGGGGCCAGACAAAAGGGCTTCCAGCTACGTGCTCTGGCTGCCCCTCAAAAGAAGGGCAATGACGACTGGAAGGACACACTCAGGAAGAAGGCGATGGACCTGCACCATGCGGGGGCATTGAACTACTCAGCGTAAAAGACTGATACCGCCCAGTTGCCTGAACGGTATCGAAAACTCACCCCACACATGGCGGGGGAGAAAATGGGCTGCCAGTTCCACCGAACCAGCAGCCCATGGACGCTATGGGACTCTGTACGCAGGACACCCTAAATTCGACCCACAATTCCCGTCAAGTGTGAATAATTATTGCACATGAGGGATGTACTCAAACCCAACAACTGGTGAGTAAAGTGGCTTCAATCTGGGTCTTTGTATTTTAACCCTGTAAAACACCCAGTCACCATACTTAAGCCAACCAATCCAATCACCAGTCCATCGCTGCTCAAGGTAATCCCAAAGGACAACCCATTCGCCTTCATTTACCTTTCGCTCAAGCGTGTATCCTGGATACGGAAGGACGGATGCCTCATCCCCAGCATACTCCCAATCCAGTACGACCATATCACCGCAAAGGTACGGGTCCTGAACTTCACCATTCTGCCAAAATCCGTATGGATGCGGCTGTCCTGCCGGAACAACCAAGTTAACCTTACGGACAAAAGCACAACAGGCTATGGCCAGAACCAGAAGCCATATTTTCATGGCTTGGGTGGAGGGGCGGCAGGATTAAGCATCTCCCGTGTCACAACACCCTCACGGAATGGAGCCAAGAATGTCGCTAATCTGACTGGGGCTGCGTACATCCAGCTATCCTCATTCAAGAATTCCAGAAAGAACCGTACTGGCAAACAACTGACCAGTGCAGGATTTACCGCACAGGTCAACGTGTACCTCCCAGTGGGGGTTTTAGAAGCTGCTGCTGGAATATTGTACCACGGCGAATGTCCCTCAACGTAATGCACGATGTGCGAGAAGTCGGACTTGGGGTCAGTCCAAAAGCTTTTCGTCGCATCCGTTACGACTTCTCCTGATTCCTTGGACAAAACGAACTTGAAGAACCCATTCAAATCTTCCGGGGATGGCACCCATGGGATTGATTCTGGATCAATGATAAAGCAATGATCGAATCTCAACATCCGATCAGGACCGTTTCCGGTCAAACTAAACGAACCCATATCGAACGCATTTCCAGGACCAGCCCGAAGCTGGTAATCGTACCCAGCCCCTATCAATCCACGTTCGTTCGTAAGGATGATTTCACCAACTGGAAGAATTTGTGTGCTCATAATTATTTACCTATCATTTCAGCGTGTGTGTGTGGGGTGGGTGGAACTGGATCAGTCAATGGGGTGGAATTAAACTTCTGGATGAAGCAGGCGACTGCCCATGCCAGCTTAACCCCTTCAGACTTCAGGGCCGCATCGCAGATGGACTCGAATGCCTTCAGTTCGTCTTCGGTGAACTGAACGACTTTTACTTTGGGTGGTAGTTGTGTGGGTTGTTTTTCCATGGATATTAGATAGCAAGGCAAAGTAACTTAAAGGAATTTCCAGCACTGTCCTTAACAATTAGAGTAGAGTCAGCAATAACGACTTCGGTTGTTGCTGTATTGCCCAATTGTAAAAACCCACCACTTGCCATTGTTATATCTCCAGATACTGCGCTAATTGTTGTTGGGGCACTTCCAATTACAAAATTACCACCCCCATCATCAGTAATGGAAATTCCAGAAGCAGCGAAATTTATTATATTTGCAATATCCACTACTCCAGTTGCCCCAACACCGAACGAAGCACCAGCAGCAGTAAACGACCCATCTGCCATGACTATAAATTGACCAGTTCCAGCATTTATTCCACCTGCTGTTGCTATATCTCCACTGGTGTTAACAGATGTCTTGGTAGCCCCACCAACCATAAGGTCCAACAGAAGCGAAAAAGGATCAGAGGCTGTGTTTGTGATGTTAAGTCTTATTCCAGCCGGAGGGCCAGTAGTGTTCCATGTTCCAGACAGATCAAGTAGGGCCTGTGATTGATTCCCAGTTATTGAATACCCGGAAACCACCAGCGCACTCGTATTCGCTGGTGGGGTAATCGTCTGACGCTGCGTAAACGTCTGCTGCACATCAATCCCAGCCATCGTAAAGTTCTGATTCGGTGGTGTAGCAACACGAGTCGTAGCAGCCGTAAACCCGTCCACTTCGATACGCAGCAATTTCGTTGGGTCAGCACTTCCTTTGATTATTGCCGTTCCGTCATCGAACGGTGGGCTGCTTCCACCACCTGCACCAAGTGCGACAGTTGCCCCATTGATTCTGGCCCGCAGTTCATTCGCTGTGGACTGGTACCACAGATCACCGTTGGATGGGGCTGAAGGGTCTGCGGTATGGGAGCCAACGTTAATGCCAGCATTTGTGCCATTGGGATTGAACGTCTGCCTCACGCCATCAGCCCAAGTAACCAGACCAGTAGTTCCATCAACTGAAAACACGGAATTGATCGTAAGATTGGACCCCAGCAATGCTCCACCATTCATTACCGCAAAGCCGTTTATATCCACACTAAACACCGTGCTTGCGCCAACCTGTAAATCCAGCAACTGGGCAGTCGCGTCACTTGTTACGTTGGTGATGTTTAGCTTGATTCCCCTTGGGGCACCGCCTGTATTCCAAGTGCCTGACAAATCAAGAATGTTGCTAAAGCTTGCTCCGGTGATTGATGCCCCAGAAATAACCAATCCAGCCGTATCTGCTGGTGGGGTAATCGTCTGTCGCTGAGTGAATGTCTGCTGTACTTCAAGTCCAGCCATTGTGAAGTTCTGATTAGGAGGGGTAGCGACTCGTGTAGCCCCTGCTGTAAATCCATCAACCTCGAACCTGAGCAGCTTCGTAGCATCCACACTGCCCTTGACGATGGCAGTTGTATCAACGAATGGGGCACTCCCACCACCTGCACCTAACGCAACCGTGGCTCCGTTAATTCTTGCGTGAAGTTCGTTTGCTGTGGACTCGTACCACAAGTCTCCATTAACCAATGCAGACGGGTCTGCGGTGTGGGAACCAACATTGATACCGGCATTTGTTCCATCTGGATTAAATGTCTGCTTAACCCCATCTGCCCATGCGTTAGCAATATCAATTCCTGCCAGTGTAAGGTTTGAATTTGGTGGAGTGATTACACGGGTGGTTGCAGCAGTGAATCCATCCACTTCTATCCTGAGAAGCTTTGTTGGGTCTGCACTCCCCTTAATAATTGCAGTGCTGTCAATGAACGGGGCACCACCTGCAACAGCGTCAACGTACGCCTTAGTAGCTGCATCTTGTGGATCGACCGGGTCTGCCACGTCCTTAATGTTGAATGTGCTGATAGATAGCGGGGCACTGAAGGCAAGGACTCCACCACCACTGTCAGTGATGTTGATTCCAGAATTGGCAAAGGAAAGTCTGGAAAACAAATCCACATCTCCGGTTGGTGTTACACCGAATGAGGTATTGGAGGCAGTAAAAGACCCATCATTATTGATGAAGAATAATCCAGTAGCGAATTGAGCCGAACCATCAGTAAAAAACTGAACCTTGGTAGAGGCAAAGCTGGCTGACCCATCACCGGAAAAAAGAGAGATTTTATTACCAACACCGAAGTGGAAATTACCGGACATTCCACTGTCGCCAGTTTTACTGATGAAATTACCAACAACCAATGAATCAACGTACGCTTTGGTGGCTGCGTCCTGAGCCAGCGTAGGATCAAGCACGTTGCTGATCTTGAATAATCCAGCAGAGATTCCAGTGGATGTAATCTGAGGGACATTAGCCCCTGCATTAAATGTCCATGTAGTGACCCCGCTGACAGCGTTTATTGTGAATACTCCAGAACCAAGCGACAGGTTCCCGGTTCCACCAATGACAAGTCCATTGCTACCGAACGATGCCCCGCCAGTATTGGCATTCAGGACGATTGCGTTTCCGGCTCCGAAATTGAATATGCCAGTCATCCCCGTATCACCCGCCTTGTTGATGGGGGTGAATCCAAGGGTGTCCTGCTTGCCTGTGAAGGCAGATTGAACCTGGGTGAATGTCGCCTTCCTACTGGTGGGGCCAGCAGCTTGTATCTCCAGCAAATCAGTCAGTACGACTGAACCTGCTGCTGCCAAATCACCTATTGTTCGATCAGCCATAAATCAATGTCTCCACACTCGATTGTCCCCTTCAGGCGTGGTTCTGAATTCTCCATCCACGGTGATTCTGAAGAACGTTCCACCCAGATTGTTTGACCATGCACACGTCATTGCTGTCTCAGCATACACCAATTGATTGGGTGTAAGACACTGCAAAATACAGGATGCTTCTGAAAGCAGCACAATTGGGTCTGTTTCCCCACCCGCAATCTGTGCAACCAAATATGTCTGAATCGCATCGTTCTGAATTCCTGACAGGCAGGATAATTCACAACACGCATCGAAAAGGCTGGTAATGTTTGCTGGATCATCCCCGTTGATTTCAGACAGAATCGCAACCTGTGCAGCCAGTGCTTGGAATTTGGAGAGGCATTGAATCAGACAGCAAGCCTCATCCATGATCGCCTGTGGGGTTTGGTCAACACCCCCAAAGCCAGCCAGCAAATACACCCTGATTGCCCCCAGTTGCGTTCTGGTAAGGCACATGAAGCATTTGGATGCTTCAAGCAGGGAGGCGATATCTGTGGGGCCAGCAGCAATCTGGGCCAGCAGATTGGTCTTGATCGCCTGTAGCTGCCCTGCTTCCAAACAGGTAAAACAACATCCTGCTTCCGCTAGTGAGGCTGCATCACATTCAGGCATATCAAACCCAATCGCACAGTAGGGCCGTCTCAGCAGCTATCAACTGCTCTCCAGACAGGCATTGAAGAATGCAACTGGCACTCTCCATCAGAACCAGTGGATCAGTCGAACCTCCCGCAATCGTTGCCAGCAGATAGGTCTGGATCGCATCATTCTGCATCCCCATCAGGCAGGAGAGGAAGCAACGGGCAGGATCAAGGAGATTACCGTTAGGGGATTCACCAGCCTTTAAGGCCAGAATGTAAATCTGGATCAGGCTCAACTGGCCTAGAGTCAGACAACCTTGCAGGCAACACGATTGATCCTGTATCGCCTGAGATGTGGGAGATGTGCCAGACAACAGGGCCAGCAGGTAAACGCGAATAGCCAGTAGTTGGGTTCTGGTCAGGCAAAGGAAGCAACGGGCATCGTTGAGCAGGGTGCCAGGGTCCTGTGAACCACCCGCAATGTCTGCCAGAAGCTGTGTCTTGATTGCATTCGCCTGCCCATGCGCAATGCATTCAGTAATACATGCGGAATTGAGCATGAGTGAGGCAGCATCGCAGGCGATTGCCATGGCGATGATGTGGTTCATTACTGACCGTGCAAGGTTGCACGGTCATAATTGAATGTCAAGTGGGTCTTACTGTTTTGTGGTATGGCTGGATAGTGAAGTTGTGATTTGACTTCCCGTTATCGTTACAGCACCTTAAAAGCGTTAGCGTAATTGGCTTTCGCTAGCAGCCATCACCTGTCGTTCTGGGTGGAATAAAGAATAGAACTACAGCGTAGCGGTATGGGAACCAGAAGGTTCGCTGTTCTTCAAAAGAATCCCCA